CATTTTAGTTATTAATTAGAGTAAGGTTTAATTTGTTAGCACATATCGTAAAAGCATCGTTATTTATATCACTACTATTTCCCCAATTTGTATAATCGTTGCCATCAATAGTCAATGTATTAACTATCAGAACATCCTGCTGATTATATCCATTTGCATCAGTATATTCATAAATTAAATGATAATTGAAAACCGCAGTATCTTTTAAATTATCATTAATCAAAATTAAATAAAATCTATTTGCAGTTTTATTCTGACCATTTACCCAAATGTTTAAATCTTGTATTTGTTTCATTTTAATTATTTGCTATTATTAACCAGTTTGTGCCATTGCTAACTACTGTTACGTATTTATATTGAGTAGCCAAAGAATAAGTTGTTGAGCCATCTATTGTCTGTGATGATGTAGTTCCAACAGTTACTGCATTCGCAGAATTATCAGTTTTCTTTATTGTATAAGTTGCTCCTGATACACTTGCAGCAGTTGGTAAAGTAATTGTTCTTGCAGCTCCACTTGCATCAACAGCTATTACTTCATCAGTAGATGTAATAGAATAGTTAGCTGATTTTGATGAATATGCTTGTCTGCGCCCTGCTGTCAATAATGCTCCGGTAAATCTTCCAGTTCCCTGAACATCTAATTTATATCCTGCATCTGCATTTGCTCCACCCACAGCACTGGTTGATATTTGAACATTACCACCATTAAAAATACGCATCATTATTTGCCCAGTTGCATAATCACCTTTAGTATAAAAATCATGAGAACCGGTTGATCCTGCTACCCATGATATATTACCCTGATAGTCAGTTCTCCATTTTGCAACCATTGAGCCATTTATAAATGAAGAAACAACATTTTGTCCGGTTGCAGAAGTATTTGTCATATAAATATGACTACCTGCTCCATTTGTATTTGTATAATCAGTATTACTTCGTGTTAATTGGAAGGTAGTGTTAGGAGCATTTGTGCCTATTCCTAATCTCGTATTAGTATTATCCCAAAAAAAATTTGAATTGCTTTGACTTATTGTAGTACCATTTGAAAATAAAACTGAACCACTTGTTAAAGTTGGCAAAGTAAACTTAGCATCTATTCTTGAACTCAATGAAGCAGTATCTGTTTTTCTTAAATATTTAGATAACATCGTTGACGTATCACTTATATTTAATTTTAAATTTATTCTATTGCTTAAAGAAGCAGTATCAGATGAATTTAATTTAAGATTTATCCTATTACTCAAAGAAACAGTATCAGTAGGTTTTATATATCTTGAACCTATTGCAGTTATAGGAGAAACATCATGCCATAAAGAATCTACTCGGCTAAATTGTAGCAAGGTAGAATCATCAGGAACTGCCGAAATTTGCACATCGGAAAGTTCATCTAACTGAAATCCGTTTCTGATAGCTACCTGGATAGTTCCTTGATTTGGATGCGCTCTTGTTATCGTTCCAATGGCTACATAGTGATTAGGTGCTAATGGTTTTGTCAAAGTATATCCACCGGCAACAGTAGGAGATAAGTATAAAGTTTGCCCATCTGTATATGTATTAGTAGGCAAATTTAGATTAGTTATTGCACCATTCTGAATTACTGTTCCTTCTGAATTATCAGCAATATCATCAACTACTAATCCATAAGTATAAGCTGATGTAGATTCTGCATTCGCCTTAGCCAAAGCAATAGAAGGCAACACACTTGAATGCGCTCCATCAATATAAACTACACTACCTTTCGTGATTGTCGCACCGCTTTTATTCCAAACCTTAGTTATTAATCTTATTGAATTCGTAGCAGTTGTAATGCTGATATCTGATGTACTCGTTCCCTTTATTACTCTTATGGTAGAATCATTCAGCTTCGTAACCGAATTTACCCATTTATTTGCAGTATCAATCGTTGAGCCACCGCCTTTAATCGTGTCCCAAATTAATGTTTTAGCATTATAAAAGTAGAATCGATTATTACAAGTATCGAACGCAATCGCTGACTTTCTGATTATATTACTCTTTAACGTAGGAACTCCGCAAACAGTCGGTATAGTTAACGTACTGTCAAAATCCATTCTTTTAACCGGTCCATATCCGTATTGTGGCATAGACTGATAAACCTGACCTAAACTAAATTTGACAAAAAATGTCAAGACAAAAAATGTCCAAAATTTTATTCTCATACTGTTGGCATATTACAAGCATCAAACTTGCTTACTACTGATAAATTTATTGTACATTGAACTCCACTCAAAAAATCCTCAAACTTCTCAGAAATCGCATCCCATCTCACATCTGTATCAATAGTATAAGTTTGTGACTGACTTCTCATTTTACTAACTATATCAGCACAGATTGAATGTTGGTCACTGGTAACTTCAGTTTCAAACTCTCCCTCTTTTCCTGACTTGTCTAAAAACCACAAATTAATCGTATAAACCTGCTCACGACCTGCATTCAATCCGCCTGAATTAATTGCATAACAAGCCAAAGGAAAAGTCGGTTGACTATCCCAATTTAACCACTCCAACGGACTTGCAAACTTTACTGTCTTTATCATTGCATGACTTGATAGTAGATTGTTTATTTCCGTTACTACTTGATTGTAGGTCATTGAATTTCGCTTTTACTTTGTCTATGTATTCTTTTTTATATCCTTTGCTCATAGTTATCTATAAACGAATGAAAATACCTCTCCTGCTCCTGCCACATCTCCAGTTGGTAAAGTTATCGCACTATTGACAATTTGAATATATTGAGTGTCATTTGTCGGGAAGGTAGTAACTATCTTTCCTAATCCTGATCTCATGGCTACAAGTACCGTTCTTTCATTTAATACTGATAAAGTAAAGGTAGTTTCTCCACCGATAGCAGTATAGTAAACTGTTTCAATATTTCTCGGACTTGCACTACTTAAACCGATTCTCTCATTTCTCATATCACCGATATAAATCGGGCAAGAATAACCCTGCTTTGTAGGGAATATCACATCCACTCCACTATCAGGATTTAAGTATTCATCATAAAGTTCATAATTCTCTTGAAGATATTTAATCAAACGCTTATTATAAAACTCAGCCATTGACTTGTACTTACCTTCAATAAGTTCCAAATCTGCCCTGCTTGGAGTGTTGCTTTCTTCAGATGTCTTTTGCAAAAATCCCTTGCTGAATAACTGATAACCCATAACCATTGGAAGCATTGACATAGTAAACCATATCAATGTATCAGTAATGTAATTATCTAACAAAGTTTTTTCATCGTTATTCAAATCATTGTCCTCGATACCAGTTTGCAAACGGTTGTATAAAGTACTGCCAACAGTCGGCTGTATGTAAATATCCTGAGCAACCTTTATCATCGGGAATAATTGTTTTCCGTCAATAGCATTAGATGCTCCGGTCCTTTCCTTAAATAATTGCTCAGTGATAAAAAGAATATTTTTGCTCATTGCTTACTTTTTGCGTGTTACTATATTGGCCATCCATGTGTGCCTACACTTGTATTCTATCTTTCCGTTATTATTCCAAAATCCACCGCATCTATCCCAAACAGAATATCCTAAACGCTGACTTAAATTCTCAATCTCTTGTCTTGTATAAAGTCGGTCCAAATCCATTAACTTTTGGCAAAATGGTCGGCTGGTATCATAATCCTGCTCATCAACAGGAACTCTCCACTCGTATGAATACCTAACCAAAACCTGAGTAACCTTTGAATCTTTACCAGGTAATTGGCTCGGAGTTTTTAGAATCTTAGTTTGTGTTACATTATCACTTCCTGACTTTACCTGCTTAGTAGAAATTATTTTATTTTTAATAAGTTCATCAATGGCAGTTTTAACCTCATCTAATGGCTTTTTTAAAGTCGTTGCGATAACATCAGGAGTAATCTTGCCATCCTTTTTGTAAAGGTCCAAAATATTAGCTTGTAGCTGATTTAATTGAAAATCATCAGCAAAGTTTTCAAAGTGTGACATCGGAGTACTCATTATCACATTGAATAAATCCTTTGTTTCTCCTATTTCACTAAATGCTTGTAATAAACTAACTTCAGGATTCTCGCTGAATTTCTGTACTTCATCATCCGTTAATGGACTATCATCGATTCCCAAAAATGTATTAACATCTTCATCGGTAAATCCAAATCCATTTTTCAGCATTAAAGATGCTTGTTGCTTAGTTAATTTTCCGTTACCGAACTGACGTACTATCCGCATCACGTTTTGATATTGTCTGCCTGATAGATTCTTTATAGCTTCGTTTGATTGCTGAATTGGTGCTGATTCAGGTAATGCCTTTACACCATCCGCAGTTACATCACCGCTATTTAATGGCTCTTTACCCATTATCTCACGAATCTCATTTTGTGTAAGATTCTGACTGATTATGTTTTCACTAAACTCATATCTTAATGGCTCAATAGGTTGAATATTGAAATCACCAACCTCACCCTGAAGATTTCTAAACTTAGTGATAATTTCTTCTATTACTTGTTGTCTATCACTTACGTATGTCTTAGAAAATAATTCAAACGCATCCCTTAATTCGTTTCTCTGACCTAATGCACCAGGAGTAGAAATACCAAAAAGCACTGGAGAAGTAACCTGATGCGTGGTTAAAATCTAACTTTGAATAAGGTTGTTTACGTTGGTGAAATCTTCCTTAGTCAGCATCGAAGCACCCAAATCTAAAATATCGGCTGCGTTATCTTTGCTCTTATTGAACATGATAACCACTCTCTTTCCTTCGCTACCAGTAAACTTCTTTAATAAACCCTTCTCTACTTCGCCTTTATGCTCCTCATTAATAGGATCACCGTTGTTAAGATTGATAAGTTTTGAACCGCTGAATCCTTGCTTGGCATTTCCTAACAAAGACCTACTCACCTCAATATCAGCTTCAATCATATTTAAACCCTGATAATAAGATGGCAAAGGATAGACATCACTCATATGGTTGTATTCCTTATAGTAAAATATCTGACTGCCTACTGGATTATTCACATTAAACGCATCATAAACCCTTTCCTTTTCTCTTGAATTTGACCAATCATCTTTTACGTAGAACTTGGTTTTATCTGCACTAACCCTTACTTTATGGAACTCTAAATGGTAAATATCTTTAACCTTCTTCTCACGATTCCAAATAACCTGAAAATAAAAACCTCTATAAAGTTCATCATCCTTTACAACTTTCCGTAACAAATCATTCCAACTTTCGTTACCATTTGCTTTACCTGGAACTTCAAACCCTTTTCCGTAGATATAAACGCACTTATTTTTTACTATTCCCCCGTGTTTAGGTGACTCGCCAAATAAATCTAATAGATATTTAGGGTAGTTATTATGAAGTCCAAAGCTGACATATCCTTTGCTTTTATTCTCAACAAATACTGGCTTTAATGCAGTATCGAATTGTAGAACAATATGCTTGTAATTAGTTTCCATTATCCGTTGTATGTTTTGAAGGAGTTATCTTGTTCATCGTATTCGATAGGAGTAAAAGTATCAGCAGGATGAAGATACATCAATCCAGTTTCTACTTTATTTTTTCCTTCGATATCCATTCCACTATTCGTTGTTTGTTCGTAAATATCATATGTCCAAAATCCAGTTTCTGAATCAGCAAAGTAATCATCAATAACTTGCTGAGTAAAATCATATCGTGGACTTGTACTCTGATTTGCAGCGATAAATTTAACCACTTCATTTGTAACTCTATTCGTGAATACAAATAAAAAAAACGGAGCTACTAATAAGCAGTTCTCCGTACCGGTAAAATAAATCCTTTGCTCTTCGCCTTTTGTTAGTACTATCATAACTTAAAAAACCCCGACTTTTTATCGGTCGGGGCTTACCATTATTTATCAACCAAATTAAGAAGCCAATTTAGCAGAAATCACTCCCGAAGGACAAACGATGAAATCTTCTGTTTCCTGACTTGAGAAGCTACACATATAGCCATTTCTGTCAGCGAGAGCTGTTCCCGACCCACTTTCCGCACTGTCTAAGAACAAACCAAATGAAGCACCGTACATACGATATGTGCCATCACCTTCCAAAGTTACGAAAACACACTTATTCTTAGCCAAAACATTTATTAAATTTCTAACAGTAGCCGAACGGCTATTGATTGGGAAACTTACCAAATGAGTATAGAAGAAAGTTCCGTTCTCTTGACTTGCAGTAATAGCATTTGTAGCAAACGCAGTACCACGAGGAACTTCTATTTTATAGAATGTTTGTCCACTTGGTGACATTGTAATAGCAGTCAATGTGCCATCTGTTTGAGCATAAGAAGCTATCTTACTCTTTTCGATAACCCATATAGTTTGTATTCCCCCGACCGCTTCACGACAGTCAATACTGTATCCTGAACTAATTGCACACGCCATAGTAATATAGTTTTAAAAAGGAGAGGATTTTACACCTCTCCCCGATTAATTAATTATGATAAAGAAGTTGCTTT